CGGAGCCAATATTAACCTAATTTCGCCTAAAGAATTTATCCATTAAATGTTTTCTATTCCGGCCATACAAATTAAGCTTACGCCATGAGTACAGAATCCGCCATCGCACCAACCATGCTCCAGCCATTAAGTTTAGACGATTGTCAATTAGTTCGGTGTTGGAGAAATGAACAATCCGATATGCTGCGAACCACACACATGCGTACAGAAGAGCAACAAGAACAATTCTATTATGATATTGTTAATGATAGAAACGCCAATTCCCACTATTGGGGAATTTATATGACTACTGGGATGGTCTCGGTAGATTATTCTGGCCTGTCCGATGTCGTAAGCTTAATTGGTATGGCCGGAATAGAAAACATTCAATGGATAAATTCTTTAGGCGAGATTAGTTTAATATTGGCTCCGGGTAAATGGGATTATTTAAATCCCGCTTTATCCTCATTATTGCATAAAGGGTTTATGGATATGAATTTGGAAAATTTGTATGCGGAGATTTATACTAGTAATTCTAAGTGCGCTTCTTGGATACTACAAGGGGGCAAGCACAAGGCTTCTGTTAGTCGATTACCTAATCGAAAATACTATAATGGGGAATACCATGACAGTATGTATATCAACTTCAACAAGAAAGGATTTCAATCATGAACATTTTGTATTTAAGCCCATATACGTCGTTACTAGATTTTTTACAAACTGATGAAGATAAAGTATTTCAAACAGCGGATCCATTACTGGGACGAACAGACACAATTACCGCAGTCGGCACATTAGCCATGAATGCGCAAACTTTATTAGATCAGGTGGATTTTATTGTTAGTTATGGTTATCGATTTAAGGTTCCGGCTAGTGTCACTGACCGATTTAAGGGGAGGGCAATAAATCTACACATTAGTTATCTTCCATGGAACAGAGGTGCCGATCCTAATATTTGGTCATTTTTAGAAGACACTCCTAAAGGAGTCACTATTCATTACATGGACGGAAATATTGATACAGGGGATGTTATCGCGCAGCGTCCCCTTGATTGGGACGAGACAGACACGCTGCGGACAACTCATCAAAAATTAAGACAAACTGTTGAATCATTGTTTAAGGAATATTGGCCGAAAATCCGCAAGGAAGAAACAACAAGTGTTCCACAGGTGACTTACCATAGAGTTCGGGACAAAGATAAATATTCCCATTTACTAACTAATGGATGGGATACCCCGGTGAAAGACTTAATCGGAATGGCCAAGGAGGTATAATAATGGTGCAGATTATATTGGATTTTGGTTCTGGTAATACTTGTCAGAATAAATGGACAATTGCTAAGAGAATGATAGATGAATTAAGCGCGGTGGATTCAAAAAAACACGAAGTAGTAATTAAATGGCAATTGTTTGAAAAAGCTGGGAACAACGTCCCGCTAGACAGAGAAATATTCAAAAAGGCGCACAATTATGCATCGGAGTTAGGCTATAAAACAACTGCTAGCGTGTTTGACGTGCCCTCTTTGGAATATCTTTTACAATTCAATGTCCCATTTATAAAAATTGCCAATAATCGGGAAGCGCGTAGTTTAATCGGCGAGACCCCTCGTAAAGTATTGGTATATGCAAGTTATGGTGATATTGAAGATTGTAAATTGGCGGCGAAAGAAAATGTCAGGCGTTTATTATGCGTATCAGAATACCCGGCTAGTGTAGAAGCTTATTCGGCTAATTTTGACTTGGATTTGTACGTTGGGCATTGGGGATACGGCTTATCTGATCACACAGAAACTTTTGACTTGTTTTCCCGCCACAAACCAGAAATCATTGAATGGCATTTTAAGCTTAAGGATTCTAAAGGATTGGATGCGGGCAAGTTTGCCAGGACGCCGAATCAGCTTAAAGAGGCGTTGTAGATGAATTGGGAAGATAAAACAATTCTGATTACTGGTGGTTCTGGGTCTATGGGAAGCGCGTTTGTTAAATATCTTATCCCTCATAAACCTAAGAAATTAATTATTTTTTCTCGTGGATGGCTGAAACAAAAAGAACTTCAGTCAGAACTCGGCGAGTTGTCTTTTGTACGTTATTTTATCGGCGATATACGCGACAAAGACCGTTTAATCCGTGCTTTTAAAGGCGTGGATATCGTAATTCATGCAGCGGCATTAAAAGACTTATCCACTTGTGAGTATAATCCGCAAGAAGCATTGCATACAAACACTATCGGTACGCAAAATGTCATAGACGCGGCGATTGATTGTGGGGTGTCTAAGAGCCTTTTAATCAGTACGGATAAGGCGGTGGCCCCACATAATACGTATGGGGCCACTAAAGCTCTTGCCGAACGCTTGTGGTTAATGGCCAATCATTTAGCAGCAGATGATGGTATCTGTTTTTCTGTATGTCGGTATGGAAACGTGTTTAACAGCGCGGGCAGTGTCTACCCAACCTGGAAAAAGTTAATCCAACAAGGAGCAACGTCCTTGCCTGTCACGGACTCCCGTATGACTAGATTCCATTTTCTCATGAAGGACGTGGTGTCTTTTGTTGCGGATTGTCTTGACAAAATGCGAGGTGGGGAATTGTTTATCCCGAATCTTCCTAGTATTCGGATAACGGATTTGGCCGAAGCTATGAATCTTCCTTGGCACGAGGTGGGAAAGCAGTTTGGGGAGAAATTACATGAAGAGATGGAATTAGGACATTCGTCTGGAGACAATGGTCAATTTCTTACCGTGGATGAAATCCGAAAAACAATAATGGAAGAAGAGGAAGGTATTCTAAAATGAATCCAGAGCCAACAATAAAAGTAGATCCGAATATTTTTAAAAAGAATTTTGAAGCGTTGCGTTCTTATTATCCAGAACTAGCAATAAGATTAGCAAGTGTACAAATTGAAAAATATCGAATTGTTCAAAGTGGCGGAAATCTACCGAATGTTATTTTGCCAGATAATAGTTTCTACTACTTGGGTAATTTACAGAAGTACTGCGAAGAACAATTCAAAGTTTTTAAATTAAAAAATGTTAGAATACCTGTTTTTTGCGGATTTGGTCTTGGTTTTGAAGTTATGTATTGGCTCCAATTTCGAGCTAAAGAATTTGGCAGTCAAGTAGTTATGATTATTGAAAATGATCTTGAAATGTTTATGTGCGCCATGAATGTTTCTGATTTGACTTCATTAATATCTAATCCTAAGATTCATTTTTTTGTTGGAATTCCGGCACCAAATCTTTATTCAATGTTCAGAGAACACTTTCTAAAAAATTTACAGGAAACATTAATGTGCGGGGCGATGTTTCCTCTATCGTTATATCCTTCAATGAAAATGGGCAAACCTTATTATATGAATGCCTTGCAGACTATGTATGAGGCAGTTTGGCATACTGTTCAAAACTTTGGAAATTGCGCAGAAGATGGCTTAATCGGTTTAGAAAACATGCTCGATAATATTGACGTTATTGTAAAAAATCCGGGCATTAATTTATTGTATGACAAATTCAAAGGGAAACCAGCGATCATTGTTGCGACCGGACCATCTTTAAAGAAAAACATGCATTTATTAAAAGGATTAGAAGATAAAGCCTTGTTAATCAGTGTGGATGCCTCTTTTAAGCTATTAATGAAAAATGGGATCGTTCCCCATATGGTCACTTCTTTAGAGCGCGAGCATGAGGTTCAGCAATTTTTTGACGGCTTTGATAAAGATGCGGTCAAAGATGTGTACATGGCGGCATGTCCGGTTTTGTATAATCACGTGTACGAAAGTTATACAGGTCCGCAAATTATCGTGTATCGAAATTTTGATCATTTTAAATGGACGCAAATAGAGCGTGGTATTTTGGACATTAAATTATCGTCCTCTAATATGGCTTTTAAAATAGCTGAAGCACTCGGATGCGATCCTATTATTCTTGTCGGCAATGATTTGGCTTATGGGGAAAATGATGAAACACATGCGACAGAAGTTCCGTTTAGTAGTGAAGGCGAGGCGGTATTTGAAGTTCCGGGCAATTTGGTTGAGAAAATTAAAACAAATTCCGGTTGGTATAATTTTTTAAAAGCGTTTGAGATAGATGTTTCCCAATATCAAGGCACGGTTATAAATTGCACTGAAGGAGGGGCGTTAATCCCTGGAACAAAGATTGCTCCATTTGCGGATACCATTGAGCATAATGTAAAAGATTCGTTCGATCCCTTATCGATTATTAAAAATGGATTATCGAAATTTGTTAGTCGGGAAAGTGATATAGAGACAATAAAGAAAATAGTTGATAAAACAGAAATTGAAGTGGTCGCTATTATCCAGTTGTGCATAGATGCGGTAGAGACTAGTAAAAAATATGAAATGGCGTTAAAATCTAAAATAACTACGGAGCGATTAGAAGAAATCCGTAAGGAAATTATCACCCCTCGTATAGACATTCAAACGAAGTATGCTGACACATTTCAAAAATTTTTAATGCATGTAGTACAAAGTACTCATTTAAAATTTGAGATGGAGTGCGTCATGATGATCACAGACCCAAAAGAAATGTTATTGCAATTTAAAACTTGGTATTCCTTTGTTGGAGATATTAGTGAGGTGTGTTTGGCGTCATTAAGGAAAGCTAAGGCTAAATTGAATGGATGAGACGCAAAAGAATCTATTAGTGGATGCTGTTATTAAGCATTTTGGAATAGATAATGCGGAAAAAATTTTAACAAACTATCCGTTAACCGGCGTCGGCGGACTTCGGCGCATGTTGGGGGGAATGGATATTGCTTATTTTTGTAAAGCATATTTATCTGAGCAATTTAATAGGCCGTTTGGGAATTACGCGATTGAAATGCTTGATGACGCCAAAATTATTATTGAGGCGGGACAACCTGTCAAAGAAGCACGTGTTGCGCCAAGAGGACATGCGAAAAGCACTATTTGGACGGTGGGACTGTCCATATGGGCCGTATGTTATAAAAAACGTGAGTATACTTTGTTTATTTCGGCAAATGAAGACACTAGTAGTAATTTTTTAGTAAAAAATCGAGATGCTTTGGAGAGTCCCGAAATAATTGAAGATTTTGGAACGCAAAAAGGTAAGATTTGGAATAACTATGAATTAAGAACTCATTCCGGGATCACTATTGAATGTACTGGATGGACTGCTGGTATTCGGGGGAAAAATAAAAAGCGTCGTCCTGATTTAGTGATATTTGATGATTTAGAAGATAAAAAGGTTATCGAATCTCCGAGCTTACGAACGAGGCTTGAAAGAGCGTTTGCTGAGGAAATGTTGAAACTTGGAGATTACGATACGATTTATTTGTATGTGGGCACGTTATTGGCTATAGATAGTCTGTTGTCTAAGACAATAGAAAAGCCCACATGGAAATATAAACTCTATAAAAAAGTTATTTCGTTCCCGGATGAGCAAGGGGAAAAATTATGGGAACAATGGCGTGGGATTTTTCGAGATTTATATAATCCTAATCGAATGGACGATGCTTATGCTTTTTATCTTGCGCATAAGGATGACATGCTTCGAGGCGTGCGTATGCTTTGGCCGGGAAAATACCCGGACGATAAAATGAAATATAAAGGAGCATATTATAATACTATGTTGGAGCGGGAAGAATCGGAAGATTCTTTTTGGCAAGAAGATCAAAACGAGCCGCGTAGTAGTGATGATTTGAAATTTGGAAATATTCAGTATTGGGAAGAATGGCCGGACAAAATCAAGAAACTTAAATTGGCAATCGACCCATCTGAAGGCAAAGGAGATTCTACTGGATATGTCTGCGGTGGGGAAATGAACGGCGGGATATTTATCAAAGAAGGAATATTGGCCAAACATAATCCATACCAAATAATGAACGAGGTGGTTCGTTTTGTTACGGATTACCCTGAAATAGATGAGATATATTTAGAATCGAATTTGTTTAAAGATCTTTTAAGAACAGAATTGATTGAGAAATTGGGGCATGCCGATTGTTATCGAATGGTGACACACAAACACGCGAGCGAAAATAAGCATATTCGTATAATGAAAATCGAACCGGCAATCGTCTCCGGGAGCGTTCGGTTTAATTCTTTGAATGTGCAATTTAATGAACAAGTAAAAAAGTATCATGAAAAAGTAGACCATGATGATGCGCCAGATTCATTACAAATTTTAGTAACTGGGCTGAAAAAGCCTAATTATTATATGAACTAAGGAGAAGCATATTGTTAGTTGAGTTGTCTCATCTTAATAAAAAACAAAGTCGCTGGGGACACCTGAAGTCCATATTTACCGGCGGGAATAGTGGTGGACTGCTTTCTTTTCCCACTAAATTTATGCCGCAATATGGAGAACCCCCGCGTCGCAGCACATCTGATTGGACGAAACTATATAATAAAAGCCCGAGAATGAACCCGATCCATCAGGTAGCGTCTGATGTGGCCACTTCTGTTTATGGGGTTTATGAACAGGGGGCGTCTCAGAAAATAAAAATATCGAATAATCCAGTGGCGCTTTTATTAAAAACACCTAATCCGAATGTTGTCATGACGGAGTATGTCTTGATGTATATTACGCAAGTTTATTTAATGCTTCCTTCGGGGGAAGCTTTTTGGATTAAAGAGCGCAATGGCTTAGGAAAAGTAAAAGAATTATGGCCGGTTCCTCCATCTTGGGTATTAGAAATTCCCAGTGTTTCAAAATCTTATTTTACTATTTATCCGTCAGGAAATGCCAGTGTGGAGCCTACATATGTTCCGATGTGTGATATGGTTTATTTTAAAAAACCGGATGTAGCTAATCCTTATTTACGTGGAATTGGACGCGCCGAAGGCGTTGGGGATGAGATAGAAACTGATGAGTATATGGCCAAATACCAAAAGCGGTATTTCTTCAATGATGCGATCCCCCCAATGGTTGGAATGATGCCTGGGGCAGGGGAAGACGAAGTTAATCGAAATGAGGAGCGTTGGCAACAAAAATATGGGGGCGTTGGAAATAAACACAAAATGGCGTGGTTAAATTGGGATGCGAAATTTCAGTTACTTAAAGAAACGACTAAGGATATGGATTTTATTGAAAGTAGAAAATATTTACGAGATGTGACAAATCAACATTGGTGTATTCCGCCTGAGTTATTTGGCATTTTGGAGAACTCAAATAGATCAACAATCGATGCTGCTTATTATTTATATACAAAAAATGTTTTGCGCAAAGAATTAAAATTTATTGATGACGTATTAAATCGCCAATTAGTTCCCGATTTTTCTACTAGCGTTTATCTGGAGCATGATAATGTAGTGCCGGAAGATGATGAATTTGTATTAAAGAGGACGACAGAAGGGCTGAAGAATGGTGCGGTATATATAGATGAATGGCGTTTGGCGAATGGTTTGGATATTTTGGCGAATGGTGAAGGCCGTACACGGCTGGTTCCGCTTAATATGATTGAAGTTCTAGAAAATGGAGAAGCCCATACCCTATTGCCTGTAGAATCCCCGAAACAAACAAAGACATTGACGGATGAACAGAAGAGCAAGACATGGGAAATCATAGACAAAGCGGCGGTGAAAAATGAACGTCGTTTTATATCCGTTATGAAAAAATATTTCCAGTCCCAGCAGAATCGCATTAATATAGCGCTTGAAAAAGCAATTAAAGCCCCAACGGATAATCCTGATGAATTATTAGATTGGAGAGAAGAAAATAATAAATTATTAGGGAGTCTTAAGCCTTTGTGGAGAGAATCGGTAAAAGAAGGGCTTGAGGTTGCGAATTCTGTTTTTGGACTTGGCATTAGTTTCGATTTAATAAATCCGGCGTTTTTGATTTGGGTGGAGGATTGTGGCGCGGAAGATGTAAAAGGAATTAATGATACCACAAAAGAAAAATTACGTAAGACATTAAGTGAAGGAATAGGAATCGGAGAACCTATTCCAAAATTAAGAGATCGTGTATCGTCCGTAATGGAAGATGCCAAAACATCGCGAGCAACGCTTATTGCCCGAACCGAAACACATAACACAACATTGATGGGAACATACGAGACTTATAAAGCAGCAGGAGTAGAGAAAAAAGAATGGTTTACGACGATGGATGGAAGAGAGCGCGATAGTCATGGAAATATATCTCCAAAAATAATAGGAATTAAGGAGACTTTTTCAAACGGCCTAGCTTATCCAGGAGATCCAAATGGGGGCGCGGAAGAAGTATGCAATTGCCGATGTGCGTTACTTCCCGTATTACCAGATTAAAGGAGTGGTTTAGATGATATCTGTTTCAGGAGTATATGAAAAAAGTGATTACGAAAAGGCGTTAGAAAACGCAATTAATACAGCGTTAGCGTCCGTGAGCGGGAATATCACAACATTAAGTGGGAATGTAACGACTTTAAGCGGAAATTTTACAGCGTTGAATGATTTTGTTGCTGTGTCGGTTAGTACGGCGGTATTTACTTTAAATTTAACCACGTATCGAAATTTCACAATTACAAATGCCGATACTTCAGGAAAAACTTTAAAAATCGCAAATGTACCAACGGCGGCAGACACGGCATTTGATGTAGATGTGCTATTGAGATTTACTACTACGGCCACATTCACGTATACCGGGACTATTACTTGGTCTCAGGCGACGGCACCTGCTCCATCTGCGGCGGGGACATTTGTGCTGAATTTGAAAAGTTTTGATGCCGGGGCAAATTGGTACGGGTCTTATACGGGATTATATTAGGAGGAATTGAAATGATAATGGATAAATTGGATTTTCTAAAATTAGAGAGTTGTGCGGCAGAGATGGCTGTTATTGTCGGGGCGTTCAGAGAAGGGCTGATTAAGCATTTTTCAGTAGTGGACGCGAACGCTACTAGATTAATAAATAAGAGGTGGGATGAAGATGGGGCTGTTTGAGGAATTAGCTGCGGGGTCTAGTAAATGGATTAATAGTGCTGGCCAAACAGTCAATCTTTTAGATTCGGTCACAAATGGACAAAGAGTCATAACAGATGATCAGTCGCAAATTCATGATGGTGTATTTTTTTCACTCAATGCGCAAGCGACGCTGACTTCTGGCGGCACATATAATATTGTATTTACTACTTCGTCTAGTAAAACTGTGCATTTTCGGTTTTTGGGGACTTCTTGTTCTGCCGATAAATTAAATACAGCTTTATATGAAAATTGTAGTGTTTCTTCTGGCGCTACCGCGACTTCGTATAATCATAATCGGAATAATACTGCTATAGCCACAATGACAATAGCCAAAACAGCCAACGTGACGGCGGATGGGACTCTATTAACTCAATCCTATATTGGAGGGGGGACGGCGACAGGGGGGCATTTTTCTGGAGGAGAACTTGGGGAAGCGAATGAATGGGTGCTGAACCCATCTATTAATTATTGTATGCGTATTACTAACAACAGCTCAGGCAGTAATACTTTTAATACAAATGTCGGATGGTATGAAGAAGACGCTTAATCAGACTAAAATGAAAGGAAGGTAGATTTTTATGAGTAAAATTAAAAAAGTAATGACTTGTGAAATTAAACAGGTAGGAGAAGAAAAAGATCGCATACTCCGTTTTATTGGAAGCGATGAAACCGCGGATAGGGACAGGGATATTATAGAGTATTCCGGATGGCAGTTGGAGGAATATAAAGCTAATCCCGTGTTTTTGTGGGCGCATGAATACGATACCCCTCCTGTTGGGAAAGCGGTAAAGGTCAGTACGGACGTAGATAAACGCGCTTTAGTGTTTGATATCAAATTTCCAACTTTAGAGGAATTGTCTAGTGATGTCAGTAATCCATCGGAGCATGCTAAGTTTACGGACACTATTTATAATCTGTATAAAGGAGGTTATCTTTCTGCTACGTCTGTTGGGTTTCGTGGACTTGAATTTAAGAGGCGGGATGACGCAGATGCAATCGCGGCATCTCCTGATCAGGAATGGCGCAGAGGAACACGGTATATGAAGCAGTCACTACTCGAACTTTCTGGTGTTCCTGTTCCGAGTAATCCGAATGCGCTGCAGCAAGCTAAGAGCGCTGGCATAACTGGAATTGAGGAGGTAGAAGCCGTTTTGGCGGAAATCGAAACTAGGACGGAGGCGACGCTATCCTTGGATGAATCCATCACAAAACTACCCTCACCAGATGGCGATCCTTCTTGTTACGATATCGAGAAAGCGATATACAAAATTATTAACCCCAGCAGCGATTATTGTTGTGGGAGTTGGATAGTTGATTTATATCCTAAAAATTACCCAAATGGGCAAGTAATTGTCTGCAAACAAGACAAGCTCTTTATTTATGCGTATGAATATACTAAAATAGATGATAGAGTTGAAATCACTCTTGGTGTTGGAAAAGAAATCGATCTTGGTTATAATGAAAAGACGCTCCAAGAGCGACGGGATCATAAAACAGGCGCTTCTATTTCAGCAAAAAACAGAGCGCTTTTAGCTTCTATTTGTGAAGCGTATGATGGTAATACCGCAAAATTAAAAGAGTTTTTACAGGAATCAATGCCAATGGTTCCAGAAGAAACGGGCACTGCTACAAGAACAGCGCCAACAACCTCGTTAGTAACACAAATTGAGTTATCACCAGAATTAAAACAAACACTTGATGAATTAAAAATAAAATTAGACACCCTTTCTGAAAAAAAGACTGATGCGCTTGAGTCTTCCAGGGAAGAAAAGGAGCCTGATAATTTTGATATAAAGCTTGATGAAATAGAGTTCCCGAAAACTGAAAAAATCGCTGCTGTAGATGAACTAGATATTGAACCAGAGGAACTTAAAAATATGATTACGTCAATTATCGAAGAGCAAATTAAAGGAGTTGGTTAATTATGGATTTAGAAGAACTTAAAACTATTATTTCTGACACGGTCAAAGAGCAAATTGTCCCTGTTCAGGAAAAACAAAAAGAATATGAAACTGTACAGCGCAAATATGATGATCTTTTTGCGCAAAGACAAGAAGAGAAGGAAAAGAAGCCGAAAAAGTCTTTTCCGGGAATGACCTTTACCAGAGCCGTAAAATGCTTGACCTTGGCAAAGAATGATCCTGAAAAAGCTTTCTTTTATGCCAGCGGCGGCCAAAACAGCTCAAAAGGGATGTACCCGGATGACGCAGAGGTGCATGCGCTGCTAAAACAGATGTCCGCAACTACTCCTAGTGAAGGCGGCTTCTTGATTGGGGAACAATATTCGGAGGATATTATCCCTTTGCTGCTTTCTAAAACGACGGTTATGGAACTTGGCGCACGGCGAATTCCTATGCCGAAAGGTAATTTGAATCTTCCTAAGCTTACTGGCGGGGCGACTTCTTACTATATTGGAGAAAATCAAAACGCTACGAAGTCCCAACCGTCATTTGGCAATATCAAATTGTCGTCTAAAAAACTGGTCACGCTGGTTCCCGTATCCAATGATTTGATTTCTAATGCGTCCTATGAAGCGGACATGCTTGTTCGCGACGATATGGTGAATCAAATGAAATTGAAAATTGATTATACGGGTATGTACGGCGATGGTACGAATGATACGCCGTTGGGAATTAAAAACGGGATTTCTACGGCCAATCTTACCGTGGCTACTGGAACGGCCACATTGAATGCGGATGTCCCAGGATCAATGATTGGCGCGTTGATGCTGAATAACACTCCAATGACTAGTGTTGGTTGGATTTTTAATTCTCGTATTTGGTCAGCTTTCTACAACCTGAAAACGACTACTAATCAATACATTTATCGAGATGAGATGAATAGGGGCACGCTGAATGGTTTTCCGTTTCGTGTATCTAATCAGATCACAACGGCGACTTCGACTGCGGGCACTACTTATTTCGATATCTTTTTGGGAGACTTTTCAGAATTTATGTTTGGGGATGAAATGTCTTTTGAGATTTCCGCTAGTACAGAAGCATCCTGGTATGACGGCTCTAGTTTACAGAGCGCGTTTTCCTTAGATCAGACCGTAATTAAAATCTTGTCTAAGCACGATATGGCACTTCGACACAATACGTCGTTCTTGGTACACAATTACCCGTATCAATAGGACGGGCAATTGTAATGTTGATTGATTTAATGAGGAGGTTAATTTAATGCCTAGTAGACGAAAACTTATTGAGCAGGTTGTTGGGAAATATTGTTTTAACGGGGAGGCGGTCTCTGCGGGGTCAACGTCAGCGCACGCAAGTGCCGCGATTGACCGCAAAGGATATCAATCCATGCATGTTTCTCTTCAGCAAATTGGGGCAACTGGTGTGAATACCGCGCATTACACTACTGTGCATATTTACGAGGAAGCTACAAATACTGGAACATACACAATAAAAAATTCAGCAACGGATACTATCTCATCTACGTTTACGATTAGTTCTGCTGCTACTGTGGCGGGGATAGATGTAGACCTTGCGGGATACGAGCGATACGTTAAGGTGTACGTTACCCCGAGCGCCGCTTTCAGTAACACGGTTACGGTATCGGCAGCTGCCATTCTTGGCGATAGAATATCTGTGGATGAACCCGCTACGTAAAGTTTGGGGAGAAATATGTTACAACGAGATAATGACAAAATGGTAATTCCGGGTCGTAAGCCGTCTGGTGTAGTAGTGCGGAAGCAGGGGCGTAGAAATGCCCCTGCTTCTACGCCTATCAGGAAGCGTGATGTTGATGTCTCTGATAACACAAGCTCTGACTACTCTTCAAAATGTCAGAGCGCATCTTAATTTATACACATTAACGGCGGTAACGTCTAATGAGACGTTATCAGCGACATCGACGGCGTATCTTACGTTTTCTTTTGCGAATACCGATCTAGCGCCTAATTATTTTGGAATCTTTTATGAAGGGACTACGGCAGGTTCCACAATCGCTACTTCGTCTTTTACGATTGACTACAGTTTAGGACAGGCAACTTTTACGGCGGCTAAAACTGCCGGAATTACATTAGCTAGTTATAAATATTTTGCTTGGGATTATAGCAAAGATAAATTGTTGGAACGGGTCATTAATTCTGTTTCTGCTAATGTGGCTAAATATTGCAATCGTAAATTTATCGCAGATACGTATTCTGAATTTTATGCGGGGCACGGGCGACAGAGATTGGTTTTAAATCAATATCCAATTAATGCTATTACTTCCGTGAAGGTTTCTAGCGCGAGTTTGACCGCTGGAACGGAGTATGTGACTAGTGGCCAAACGTATTTAGATCAAGGGATTGTTTTTAAAGAAACTGGATGGACATGGTATGGATATCTGACCGGATTAGTTGGGGAATATACTGCTCCCGTGGACAATATTGAAGTTGTATATTCTGCTGGATATACTTTAGAACCCGAAACAGCGCGGACGCTGCCTTGGGATTTGGAAGACGCGGTTGTTTCTATGGTGGGGGAGCTTTTTGGGGAGCAGCAAAGCGGTTCTGTTGGACTTACGTCAATGAAGCAGGGGCAATTGGCATATTCTTACGATACGGCCTCTTTGCTTGAGCGTCATTCTGAAGTACTGAATAGTTATAAGAAAGTCGTGAGTTAATGAGAGCGACGGCAAGTGTCACTGTTCAAAATAAAACGATTATTTACGATGCAGAAGGGATTTCTACGGATAATTGGACAGCGTCCCAAACAACAGAATTAGTGAATAAACAACCAGCGGCTTCTGCGGGACAGATTGCATTTAATGAATATGGGATTTCGGATGCTGGAATTTTGTCTTTATATTTTTTACAGACAAATTCTTCGGTGTCTGAAAATAGTCGTATTATTGATGATGCTGCTACGTATGAAGTTTACCGAGTAGATAAATACTCAGATCATTGGGAAGCGATTGTTAAGCCGGTGGTGAGTTAGTTGGCGGGAACAAAAAAAGGCATTGCAGAAGGCAGAGCATTAGCGGCCAAATTTAGAAAATATTCTCGTACTGCGAAAAACGAAGTGGAAGAAGAATTAGTTACTGGGGGACTGCGTGTTGAGAGAGGTGCTAAAGTTTATGTTCCCGTAGACACCGGAAGATTAATGAACAGCATCAATAGTAGATTATCCCATGAGTCTGGGGAACCGTATGTTGAAGTCGGCACCAATGTGGAGTACGCGAAGGTGGTTGAGTGGGGGGATTCTAAGCATTCTGCGCGTCCTTATTTATCTAAATCTTACAATGAACATAAAGGCAGGATTCAAAAAGATGTTGCGGAAGCCGTGAAAAAAATGTTGGGAGCATAAATGCTTAGTATTAAATCGGCGGTATTAACAGCTCTGCAAACGACAACAGCGCTGGCAACAATAACAGGTTTTTATTTTTTTCATCCGTCTGATTTTACGAATTTGCCAGCGCTGAGTTATTTTGAAGTAGTCAATAAAGGTAATTTGTTTGCGGATAATCAAGAAATTGGAACGGAGATGATGTATCAGATTGATTTATGGGGGCACGACAGCCTGACGGCATTAGCCAAAGGTGTGGACGACACCATGACAACTTTAGATTTTGTACGAGTGGGTGCGCAGGATTTATATGAAAAAGACACTCGTATTTATCATAAAGCCATGAGGTATAAATTGGATTATAGTGATCCAGAATTTTAAGGAGGTAGATTATTTTGGCTAAAAAAGTATTGATTGGATTGGACAAGTTCTACTATGCGTTGTTGACTACTGATGATACCGCTAATTTGACGTATCAGACGCCAGTAGCGTTGAAAGGGGCTATTTCAGTAGCATACAATCCGAATTCGGAAGTGTCTACACTGTTTGCGGACGATGGTCCCTACGACACAGCGGAAACAATTGGAGAGATAGAACTTGAGGTTGGGGTTGCGGATATCTCACAAGAAGATTACGCGGCACTTATGGGACATACAATCTCCGGTGGGGTAATGGTTGAGGACTCAAACGACCAGCCGGTTGATTGTGCTTTTGGTTTTCGGGCGAAGCGCTCTAATGGTGGATTTTCGTATTTTTGGTTCGTGAAGGGCAAGTTTTCAAAGCCCAGTATAGAGCATGAAACAAAAGGCGATTCCATATCCTTCCAAACGCCCACTATGATGTGGAAAGGAGTTGCCCGAGTTTATGACGGTAATTTTAAATACAGCACTCGGGACGATGCGTCTAATTACGCAGCGTCTATTGGAAGTACTTGGTTTTCAGCGGTGTATGGGACTACAGCAGATTCTACTGCCCCTACGTTCTCTAGCAGTATTCCGTCCGCTAGCGGTACCAGTGCGACACAGACCACGAATATTACCATTACGTTCAGCGAGCCGATACTTTCTAGTACAGTTACAGCGGGTAATTTTACGTTGATCCAAGCCACGAGTTCTGCAACGATATCCGGGGCGCTTACTGTTTCTAGCGCGATAGTAACAATGACTATTTCGTCTATTTTGACAGCCAGTACCTCATATTCAATGATTATTGGCAAAGAGGTCAAAGACGAAACAGGCAATAGCTTATCCAGTGCGGTGACGTTTAGATTTACTACATCGGCGTAAGAAATAGTGGAATAAGGAGAAAATATGAGAGCGTTAAAAGCAAAAGACATAGCGCCGTTTACTAAAATATTAGTAAAAATGGGACTAAAAGAAAATATTAAAGCCATGTTTGTAACTAGTGTGGGGGACAAAGCGGATAAAAAGAAAGACGGAGGTATTAGTCCCGCTGAATTGACTACTGAATTAGTGTGGGGAGTCATTGAAAATTACCATAAGGCGGAAAAAGAGTTCTTTGAATTTTTGGCCAATTTGGAAGGTGTCCCTCCGGAAGCAATTAGTGAATTGCCACTGTCTGATTTCATAGAACTTGTAAAAGAGCTGGTGAGTCCGAAAAACCTCCCTTTCTTCAATATTGCGTTGAAATAGATACTGCTGAATTTCACGATTCTATTTTACGCAATTACCACAATATAGATTTTGTTCTAAATATGGAGTTTTTTGATTTTGTCGATTTGTTTTTTCGTATGAAAGAACAAGAATTTGCGCATAAAATCTGGGAAATATGGTTAGTCGCTTATCCTAATATGGATGAAGATAATTATATTTCGTACGAAGACATGCTGGCAAAGCAGAATAATATAAGGAACGAGCCAAAACAAGAAGTCCCTGGGAATGGGGCTTATGTAGATCAAATATTCATTTAAAAAGGGGGGTGGATTGTGGCAATTGATGTTGGTAATTTGGTTGTTCGCTTAATGGCGGACACTCAAAATTTCACCAAAGGCATGGACAACGCCGCCGGTAAAATAGATGCGTTTTCTCGTAAAATGGAGGCGGCGCAGTCTGGCTCATTCGCTCTGCTTGGCGGAATAATGGCAGTCGCTACCGGATTCGTGGCTTTTGGGGCATACGGACTTAAATCGGCCTCCGATATGGAGGGATTGCGGACAAGTTTTGACGTAATGCTCGGAAGCGCCGAAAAAGGCGCAAAGCTTTTTAAAGAACTTTCTACAATGGCCAACATCACCCCTTTTGACACTGAGGATTTAGCACAAGCGTCAAAGACGCTACTTGGATTTGGCGTAAGTCAGGAAAAAATATTACCCTTCTTAAAAATGATGGGTGATATTTCCATGGGCAATAAAGAGAAGTTGCAAGGATTAACGCTTGCTTTTTCCCAAACACAAGCTGCTGGGCGGTTAATGGGACAAGACTTACTACAAATGATTAACCAGGGATTTAATCCGCTTCAAATAATCTCTAAAAAGACCGGTGAAAGCATGGGGCAGTTAAAGAAGCGCATGGAGGATGGCAAAATCTCATCGGAGGAAGTCGCCGAAGCGTTTAAGATAGCAACATCAGAAGGCGGGCAATTTTATCAGGGCATGGAAAAAGGCTCTAAAAGTTTTGCCGGTCTTATGTCAACTGTCAGTGATAATGTTGCCAAAGTAGCGCGGTCTCTGGTCGGGCTGGACGAGCAGGGCAATATAATCAAGGATTCTTTTTTCGCCAAAATCAAAGACGCCGCTGAAGAATTAGGCAGAGTGTTGACAACGTTTAGCGCCGATGTGGCAAATTTAGGACTAGCAGCAACCTTAGAAAAAATGATTCCGCCAGATATGCAGGAAAAGATCAGATTAGTTGCCGGGGCTATAGCGGGGGCGCTGGTTCCCGCGCTATGGTCGATGGCTGCGGCGATGCTCCGGACAACATGGTCGTTGTTGCCGTTCATGGTCGCTGGAGCCGGATTAGTTTTGCTTATCCAAAAAATCCGTTCAGACACGGAGGCCGCCAAGCAAGTATTCATGGAAATTGAACCTGTAATTGTTGCGGTGGCCACCGGCTTTGCGGCATGGGGAATCATTGTGGCGGCAAGTCGGGCGGTCGTGCTATTGACAGGCGTTGTTCAAGGTCTCGGGGTGGCGATAGCCTTTTTGACCGCCAATCCCATAATGGCGCTTGTTGTTGGGCTAGCGGGAGCTTCCGCGGCTATCTATCAATTGATCACAGGAAAGAGCTTGCTAAAGACTGCCACCGGAGCGCTGTCGGGAGCCTTTGCGGGAGAGAAAACGCAGGTAGAGTTGGCGGCGGAAGCGATTAGGCAATACCAGGACACTGTTAGAGCGTCCCAGAATGCCGATTTACAGCTCCGGCAAGCTAAACTCGATTTAGCCAGGGCACAGATTGAGCAAGGTCGTGCGCAGAGCGATCTCATGAGACTCCAGCAGGACAGCAAGACGCCGACCGATCAACTGAAAGATGCGGAACTCAGACTTGACCAAGCTAATCTTTCAGTTGAGCAATCCGCCAATAGAGTTTCCGGGGCAGAAATGGACGCAAAAAAGGCATTCGACAACGCCAAAGACGCTGCTCACAAAACAACTCCAATGCTGGGCACCCTGGGAGATACGCAAATAGTAGTCGGGGCGCATACTAAAGATGCGCTGGATCGAATGAACGAACACGCGTCCGCCATGAAGAATGCTATGGCCCCGACAATGAATCTTCGGCCTCATGTGCAAGGATTGAGCCAAGATTTAGGGGACATGGCACGAAGCGCAAGTGCCGGTGGTCGGTCGATTGGCGTAGATTGGGTCGGCGGTATCGTGCGCGGAATTATTACGGCAACCGGTCCTGGTGGAGCTATTTTCAATGCCGTCGCCAGCGCTAAGAAGTTGCTGGGGGGATCTCTTCCAGAGTCTGGACCTTTGGCCGGATCGGTACCACATCAAGGTGGTCAATCAATTGGTGCGGCTTGGATGACCGGGATGTCTTTGGCCATCAGACAGAATGAACCCGCGCTGGCGCGCTCACTAGAACGAGTTCAAGCGGAATTTGAGAAATTTAAAACTCGTTATAAAAATAACATGGAGAACATGATTGAAGCCATCAAAGGTAAAATTACTGGCTTACAAGATAAACTAAGTGGTTTGTTCGGTCGATATAATACCATGCTGGAAAAAGCACTTGGCGAATACCAGACGCCGACGGAAAAGAAAATGGCCGCTGAGGACAAAGCACGGCAAGAGTCCGCGTGGGCCATGCAGGAGAAACAAGCGCGGGCGATAATTACCGACCCGACATCATCCGCCGACGAAATTGCGAACGCGCGAAAGGAGCTATCGACGGTGGCCTTTGAGCGCCAGCGTGCGCTTGATCAGGAAAAAGCCGCCGCCGAGCGTGAATCGTTTGACTACAAAAAAAATCTAGCCATGCAGGAGATTAGTCATCAGCAAGAATTGCTTTCCCAAGGCAAAATCACAAAAGAACAGTATCAAGCAGCGCTAAATAAGAATTTGGGGGCACTTGGCCTATCGACGGCTAGTATCGCCGAATTAATGGCCGGGGTGAACACTACTTTTCGAGGCATTGATTTCGCGGGAAGCATGGCGTCGCTTGTCGCGGCCATTTCACAAACCGCAAACAAGATCAAAACACTAATGGGTTTCGAGAACGAGATAAAAGGCAAGGGCAAAAAGGGCAAAAAGAAAAAGAAGGGCAAAAGGGCTTCCGGTGGATGGGCTGCCGCTAGGGGACTCTATGAACTGGCGGAGCAGGGGGCGGAATATGTGTTGTCTGCTCCGATGATTTCCGGTCTGGGCACGTTATTTAACGATCTTTCTATCCCGCGTCCGTCCATGACAGCGTCTAATAAACGAACTGCCCCCCCATCGGGAAATTCTTTTAGTTTTGCAGGTGCTTCTTTTAATGTGATTGTCCCATCCGGCAAAGCAGATGAATTTATGACTGAAATGCAACGACTCGCAAGAAGTGTTGTCACACAAAGGAGGCGTTAAAAATAAGCACCGCGAAAAAAACTTTAAAAATCGATGGGACTAGTCTTAATAATCCGCCTTTTAGGCTCGGCAAAGGCATTAAATTTCCTCGGGCAAAGAAACGCCATGAACTTGCTTCTTTTTTGAATGATCATGGCGGTTCGCTTATTCCTGAAACAGACTATTATGATAATCCAACTTATGAAATACCTGTTATTGTCACGGGGACTAATGAGGATAATCTGAATCAGAATATTAGTACTTTGCAAGCGTTAGTTGAAAAACAAGATGTTGAACTTGAGTATAAGAATGCGAACAGTACTAATAGTAATTATAATACAATACTTTTTGCCACGTGTACCGATCCGTATGAATCCCCAGATTGGGAAGCAATGCTTAAAATACGTGCGGTAGAAATAATCATTTATGCAACGTGTAAACCTGGTTGGCGCGGCGCGCAGCAAACCATTTCCGCATCTTATTCTCTTTCTCCAGCAGTTATTTTGCCGGGCACTATTCTTGGAGATATTGAAACCGATGCGTATGTTGAGTTCAGGGGAGTTGGTAGTAAAGAATTTGGAGATAATCTGCTATTGTCTGCGCGAAGAAAAGATCGAATAGACGAGACCGTATTCAATCCAATCAAAGATTTCTCGGGCACGGCTTCGGCGACTTCGACTTATAATGGACAATTCAACCAGACAAGCGGAGTTAATAACACCGACTGGTTTAATCTCACAGGCGAATCGACAAACATCAATGGCGTGGCCGAACAAAGCGCGTCAATAGGCGTTCGCGTTGGCGACGGCGGCCTGATCGAAACCACCGCTGACGGCTGGGTCACCGTAACCCCGATTGCACACGGACTGACAACGCAACCGCTTAATGTCGTTGTTTGGGCCGGAGGGACAACTTACTATGTCGGCGGAAATGCCGGAGTGCTTCTTAAGTCAACCGACAGCGGAGCAACTTGGTCAGCGCTAACAAGCGGAACGAGCCGCAATATAACACATCTTGCGTTTGCTAACACCTCGGTTGGATGGTTTGCCACAGACTCCGGCGGGGCCGGTTCCCCTGGTATCTTGTCTGGCACAACTAATGGGTCTAGTTGGAGCGCGCAAGATGCGTGGGCGCTAAGCCATTATCGAGGGCTTGCGTGTAGCGGCGCGACGCAAGCGACAGCCGTCATGCAATACGACAACACATCCACGATACTCACAAGAAAGACCACCAACGGAAGCACCTGGAGTACCCTCACCTCCCCGACGGGGATAATGCCGAGAGCGTTAAGTATGATTTCATCATCAGCAATATGGATGGCGGGTGACGGGGGAGAGTTGCGGTATTACAATGGCGCGAGTTGGACAACGCAAACCTCCGGCGTTTCTAGCAGCATTCGAGACATCAAAATGCAGTCAGCATCGGTCGGCTGGTTTTGTGGCGTTAATGGGGCTATAGGAAAGACCGCCGACGGCTCGACATGGACGCTTCAATCATCAAATATATCGGCAAATCTTAATTCGATCGCTGTTGTAGACGCATCAAACGTCAATATCGCGGGCGACGGGTACACCATGCTCGATACCTCGGACGGTGGGACGACCTGGACGCAACTGATAGCGGCATGGGCGTTGTCGAGTGCGGATGATTACAAAGGCACGGCACATGTCTTGGCGCGTGTTCGTACAGCAGACACGGCATCATCTAGCGTACAGCTTAGAGCATCATGTGGGTGGGCCGGAGGTTCCGTGCTTTCTAACGACGCTGTGTATCTTGCAAATTCTGCTGCGTGGCAATGGGTGGATTGTGGAGCGATTCAGATTCCCGCAACTGCGTTATCCCCGGAAATCTCGGCGACACCCATTATAAAATTAGAGGCTAAAGGAGCAAGCACTTCTGTATATACTTTTGATATAGATGTTTCTTGTCTGTTTTATGTTGATGGGGAAAAAGTATATATTAAATCGGCAGCTTCCGCTTCTGATTATATTACTGCGGATCGAGAAAATGAGGCGGTTAATAAAGGGCGTACGATTATTAATTATCTTGGTGGGGACGGCATAAAACTCCGTCCGGGAACACTAAATAATATTTTAGCACTCGAAACTGAGCCTTGGGTAGCTACAGCAGATGGCATTGATGCATTTGATGTGGTATTGAAATATTACCCCCTCTATCTCTCCCCGGTGGCCTGATTATGTTTGATTTAATTTTTCGCGATAAAAACGGAATCGAAACGCATTACGGACGACAACTATATGATTTGCAATATTCGTATACGGACGAGGGTGGCCCGCTTGGATTGTCCGCCGCTATTCCTATCGATTTATATCGGTCGAAAGTTAATGTATTCGATGACGTGTCCCTGTACGATGGGTTAACGGAGATTTGGCCGGGACGCGTCGTTGAAAAGCCACGAGTATCGATTAATGGGCAAGCAGCAATTATTACGTGCCGAGGATATTTTGACCATTTAGCAGATAATCCGTTTATGCGGATGTGTTCAGATGTGGGGTACAAGAATTGGGACAAAGAACCCCCGGTATCAATGGCCGCTACGCGAAGATGGGACGATCTAATAAGGGACAATAACAACAGAATATTTATTCATTGGCCAAAAAACATGGACAATAACGGACTCTTTTCTGGATTGTATTATCGATTATGCAATACAGATCAAACCAATCAAGACATATATAGCATTACTTTTGATTGGGAAACTGGTGCAGACTATTTAGGGACAATAACAGCGCTTAGATTGTATTCTTATAGTTCCGATGTTAGCACAGAGACGGCAGAAATAAACACGATAACACATAACGGGGCGGCGACCGGCTCTGTTACGAAAACCATTACAGCGGGGCAAAAAGGATTAGCTCTTGTTCTTTTGCGGACGGGGGGTTTGGTACAGAACCCCGCTGGGGATAACTATTGGGCAAAAATCACAAACGTGCGCGTTAATGGGATATCGACATTTACAGGTACTTACCAGGCGGACGAAGTCATAAAAGACATGCTCACCAACTACAACCCTCGGATATCCACAGATCAGAGCAAAATTTCGACTGGAACATATGCCCTGCCGGAATTCTATGTCGAGAGCAAGAAAAACACGCTCGCCAATCTCCGGGAGTTGAATGGATACGAAAAATTTAATTGGGGATTATACGATCGGGGCAGCGACAATTTGGCACGAATGACTTATGCAGCGCATGATAAAACAATCATCCATTACCAGACCAGTCTCAGAAACGTTAAGCCCGATTTAGCTGGGGAGTCCATTGACAATCAATATAATGCCGTCGATGTCGAATACCAAGACCCCATAACTGGTAATTCCCGCTATGTCCGCAGAACAAGCACGCATGCTTTACTTGACGGCTGGGGGATTACAAGAGCGCCGGATAGTTCGATTAACATACGCACGACCAGCGCATCGGCGGCCAACCAAGTTGGAGACACGTCTTTAGCATGGCAGGCCAGACGGCAGGGCAAAGGGGCGTTGGTCGTGCGTGTTCCTGTTCGTGACAATTTTGGACGGCTGGTGAATCCTTGGCGAATTTTGCCCGGAAAAAATATCATGATACACGACTTAGAGCCAAGATTAAGCGATTTGTCGCTTTTCGGGTCTTCCGATGTTCTCAATGGGAGAAACGTTTTTAGGATTAGACAGGTCGATGTAGATATTCGACGTGGGGAAGCGCGTCTACAACTTGATAATGACGTGGCTTCTTTAGCATTACAGATAGCATATTGGTCTATGCGACAGGATAAAAAAATTAGACCATTATTATTATTAGACGAGCCTTTTTCCCGCTTAAAAGGAATCGATGCCAATAGA